CCATAATTTAATAAGGTTCTATTTCTGTCCAAACGTTATTTGCACCTGGAATAATTGGGTTCCAAGTAATTACCCCTGATTCATTAGATGAGATAGTTAATTGATTATCTGTCACATCTATATTTGCACTACCTGTTATTGTAACACTGCTAGCCTTTAAAGTCAAAGGCATTCCGTTTACATTAAAATCTACAGAAGAAGAAGCTGTAACTAAAGCAGAATTTAAGGATAAAGGAGAAGCTGTAATATTTACATTAGCGTTGGCTGTAACTGTAACTAAACCAGATCCTAAAGTTAATGGATCTCCAGCTATAATTACATTAGCTGCTTCACCAGTTGCTGTAGGTTGACCTACTGATATAGTTAATGCATTAGCACTAACATTAATTGTAACATTACCTTCATTGCCTGAAGCGGCAAAAGGGAGTGCTGATATTGCGTCAAATCCTAAACTCATAAATAATCCTTAAAAGGAGGCAGTAGGTATGTGGTGGTGTACTGCCC